CCGTTGCAGAGGAATGAGATCCTCGAAAAGCGATTTATCGTCTCACGACGAGCTGAAGGATGAACTCTTCAGTACGACTCGCTTCGTCAGGTCCAACCGACCTGACCCCATCAGAAGCCATACCGTCCCATAGATGACCAGGACAGTTGGAACTTCTAAGCCAAAAGGGCACGTCCTCTTCGACTCTTTCGAGCTCGGAGAACGAGAAGATGCCCATTCGACCTTGCTGCACGCACTTATATGAGGATTGACTTCGCTGGTCATCAAGCCAGCTCTCATACGGAGTACGAAGGTATTGCCCTATAAAAGCGACGTAAAGTCCGTCATTGCCTTCCATAGCGTGCTCACTAGTTTCAGGGTTTTGTTTCCACGCATAATAATGGCCGTTCTTCGGCATATGCGAGACACCCCATGGAACACGTAGCCCTTCCGTGACTTGCGACCACATCGGCACACGATACAGCGTTTGTGCGTCGAGAAGATGGCCGATCGTCAACGGTAAGTAGACACGATGCCTAGAACACCAGGCAACTAATCTATTAGCTAAGCTGAACCTATCATGTGGATGCAAGAGCGATTTTGTATAAATTCCCCGAACGTTATATCCGTTGAGGAAGTCGCCACCACATGACTCGCGAAAGCTACCGTTGTTGTAGCTTTTATCCACGTTGACTTCGAAACCTAAAAGGTGACAAAGCCTGCAAACGTCCTCGTAGACAATACTTGGACAACAAATATCATCCCCGAAAACGCCCCACCGCAGCGTCGATCTTCCACGCGGTTGCCCGAGAGGTCGCTCGTCAAGAAGCTGACGGTTAGCTAAGCACGCGCGGACTACTGTACAAAAGACTAATGTCATAAGCGGAAAAGTAGCTCCGTTACCCATTGTCCCAAGCATAGTCAAGGGCAGAAACTTCCTACCCATCTTACACTTGGAGGGCGAAACACTAGCCATAAGCCCAGCAATACACGGGAAGAATTCCGTGCACATCCGGCGTGAAATACGATCACTTGCATTACGCAAGTCGATCGTCGCCGTCTTGCCATCCGTCGACCCACTTTGGGCGAGCCCACGGTTCACAAACTGCTGGTCTTTAAGGCGAATCCCGAGCATTTTCAGGCGCTCGGATAACAACCTGCCTAAACCTAACTGGAACCACATATCCAGCGTCGGCATTGTCAAGATTGTCCGCCTCACAGTACGCTTCTTCGCAACTGTTGAAACTTGTGAAGGTCCAACAACGACAACATCCCCATACTTAGAAGCTCGCAATTCTTCTCCGCGAGCCCATTCTGGGAAATGTGCAATGTACCGCTTATATAACGGTATCAGGAACGCATGTGAAGTCGTAAGAGGACCATCGAACAGTTTTCCGAAGAAATCTGTTCTCTGGCTCCCAGAGGACACCCCCGGCCCTGTCCCTCCATGTTGAAACATGAGAGACCAGTCAATAAAACTAAGGCCAAAGTCTTCAACGGTTGCAAGCCGCCGAAAGTGGCGAATGAGAGATCTATCCCACTCGTTCTCACACTTCAAAGCCCAGTTACCACAAAGGGCAACAGACTCTTGAAAACCATCAAGCGCTGCCTTCTCGGCGTAGCTCTCCTCGACATCCGTACATTTGGATATCAATGTCCTCGATAAATTGAGGATGGTATAGCGCATAGTCTCATCATAAGTTTCAAGATCGAGGCTAAGCGTTTCGCGTTCCAACATTTGTTGCACCGACTCCGCAGAGATCTGCATTGTCACTCCTTCGCATATTCATGCGTGTATGAGTCTCATGACCTCCTGTTGATGGAGGAATGGTACTTCGTTCTGCCTGTCGGGAAGCACTGTGACATATGTGGGAAAATAACGTACACCGCTTTGGTAAAGCGGTATGCCTCTCTTCTTAACCTTATACAAAGGATCCAAAATATCACCTTGTCCGTATATTACCAATGCGACCAAGGTTGCCCCTGGCGTAGCATCTGCTGTGATGGGGTGTAGCCGACCCCCAATCAAGTAACGGACAGCTGTCACGCGTCCTGCATACCTCTTAAGCTGCAGATAGAGGTGTACAGACTCCGTGTTCGGCATGGCACTACTTCGTGCCAAACTTCACATTATCGGAGATGCCGCTGCACTGGGCCATAAAGGCGCCAGCAAACAACGACAACGCTGCGTTCACATTCGCCGCATCAAAACTTTCGGCACCCGCGGGACAATCGATCGATACATTGATCGTCATCTCTTGGGCAACAGCGCCGGATGCAGGCGTAACACCCTTCCGAACCACCAACTTGTAACGGTTCGTCGGATTACGCGTCTTGAAACCCGTTAGGGCGGAAAAGAATTGCGCAGCAACAAGCGCAACTGGTTTCCAAAACGCGATGGTGAACGGACTCGCCACGGTATGAACCGTGACGCCGGTCTGAGTACCCCCGAGCGTGCTCACGAAATACTGCTTCGCTTGCGGTGCCGGGTCTGCGTCAGCTGTCAAAGTAAAAGTGGGCGACGTTGCCGTCGGAACCACTCCTCCCGTAACAGGGCTTGATGGCGTAAAGCTCATCGTCTTCTCCTCGGTAAAGCCGGGGCTTCCCACGATCGTGGTAGTTTGACCGGCCGTTTGCTGACTTCATGATTCTGTGTCGCCAGCAGCGCAAATGCGTTCAGCACGTGTTTCACAGACGGCGCAACGTTAAAGGACGGACCTCGTAGCTGCGGAGCTGTTACTTGACGGCTAATACGTTCTGCTACCAAATCCGCCTTGTAAGGCGATTGATAATGGATCACCTGACTATAGCTGCCACTTGATTTCTCAAGGTAGGCGTACAACGTTGTATAAGCCATAGTTTTGGTTGATGTACTGATCCAAGACAGCTCAGAGGATCGAGCACATGCAGCTTCTATGTACTGTCCTAAAGGAAATACATAGTCAACAAAGAACGACCAGGGAGTTCCCTCCCATGCAGCAATAATGCAGGATGCAGGGTCAAAGCCCCAACGAACCACCTCGGAAGGAGGCCGCCGAGTAACAATTTGACCGCGCATACTAGTGCTGTAGTGAAAAGTCGTTTGCATGACAAGCCTAGTAGGAAAATAGAAGTCCGCCGATGAACCGGGGAAGACTGTAATCCTTTGGTTATTCTGCGTAAGCAGTTTACTATCACCAGATTTAATGTTGATAGCTAGGTCATATAGTGACAATTTATGCGCTTGTAAGGCGCCATCATTTAAGTCACTAATCAATGGTATCAGCCCGAACTGGGCTTCAAGCCACTGGCCAGCAGCGTAGCGATGTAAATCTTTAGCATCCTTTAACGTCACTTTGGCCTTCCGCATTGATTCAACGGAATGCTTCATGACGTCTTGAATGCCCGCTAGAGGCCTTCGTAGTCCATTTAAAGTGCTACTAAGCTCAGCAAGCACACTCGCCCCTTCGAATTTCTGTTGGGTCTCATATACTTTACTGTAAAAACGCTGTGTAGCAAGTGGTAATGTAATAGGCTCGGCTGGAAGGAGAGTATTTGGTGTTATCTCATTTCCAACAGCTGTACTCAATACCTCACCAGTAGCGGCAAGGCCATCTTTCCAGCTATAGGCAGCTTTCAACGGCTGCCTAACGGTGAACTTCACACGATTTGCATCACGTGGAGTTCCAGCTGACGCGTGGACCTTAACTTGATTACGCCAGTTTGGGTTATAACTCATGTGGTCCCACACACTGAAGGTCAGAGTCGACTCGAATGAAGAATTCACGCGAGCCCCTGACCCAATGCGATAGAACGTATAAGTCTTACCAAAGACTTTCGTTGTTTTGTCAAAGCTTGGCACGTCACTCCTGCCCCGGATAGGGGTGTTACACGAGAGGATACTTCTCTCAGAA